TGCCTCACCGTCTACGTATTTTTCAACGTCACGGCTTGACAGAGCTCGTTGGTAGTTTTCTAAGTATTTTTTAAAGTACGAGCTGCGCAATCTACGCAGCTCGATATTTAAGTAGTTAAGGATTGCTTCGATCTCTTGAAGCTGGTTGAATCGATATTCAACAATGCCAGGCATAGCAGCAGCAGATCTTTCAACATTGCCTACCAACTTTACTTCTTTCCTTGCTTCTAGTAATTCAGTTTCAAAGTGCTGTATTGCTGCAGGAATCTCACCAATGTTTTTCGAAATTTTGCTATACCAAGCCATATCAATCCTCGTGGTCGTCTATATCTTCATCATCTCTTAGATCATCCTCGATGTCTAAATAATAATGAATTGCGTTATCTAGGCTCTGACTATTACCCAAACACGATGTAAGTGTCTCATCGTACGTTCCTATATCAACAAGATAGTCAACAAACTTTTCAGCTGTAGTGTCTAAGTGTTTCTTATCAAGGTAAGGTTTAAACAGATTCCATATGTCTACGATCTGCTCTTCTTCATTCATTGGCGTTTTCCTCTGTTGCTAATGTTTGGGATTCTAGTTCAGCTAGTTCTGCCAATTCTGCTGCTCTAGCTGCATCAGATGCTTCTTTAGCAACTTGTGCTTCTTTAGCTGGCAAATCTGCCATAACTTTGTCAAGTAGATCACCAGTCCAACGCTTGCGGAATTCTAGAATAGGTTCACCGTCACTCATAACATACTCGTAACGATTGCCTTTCTTTTCTAGTAGGCCTTTTGCATCCATCAAGTCAAACATACCTGAATATGGATCCATGCCTGTTTCATATGGAATCTCAACTTGTACACTTTCAAACGGTTTGTTGTAACGTGTTTTCATTACTTTACACGCTGCTCTAATACCATGCACTTGTGATGTTTTGTTGCCGTCTGCGTCTACTTTTAGTTTAAGTTTCTTCATAGCAACAACCATACTAGACGCATACACAAAGCCTGAACCACCTGAGATCTTGTCATCTGGATCAAACATATCTTGCGATGCATACGTGTGATTAGTCACACACATACCTACGTTGTAGCTACCAAACATGTTTACACAGTTTGTTACAAGTGCTTTAAGTGCTTTTGCCTTACGACCAAAGTCGCCCTTCATATCACCTTTTTGGAACTGATCCATTTCAGTAGGTGACATAAGCATACCAAGTGAGTCAACTACAAACAATACTTTAGGACGTTCTTCTTCGTCCATTTGTTTATAGTCTTCCATAAACGTACTAACTGTTTTAGCAACATCATCAATCATTGCCATATTAAGTTTAAGTAGTTTGCTTGGATCTGTGTCTACTTGCAATGCTTGTAGCCATTTTTCATCAAGTGCGTTTTCGCTGTCAATAAGAACAACAAAAATACCTTGTTCTTGTGCGTACTTTACAATGTTACCTGATACAATGTAAGATTTTCCTGCACCAGATTCTCCTGCAAATACACTTACCTTGCCTAGTGGAATACCTTTAGTAAAGTCGCCGCTTAGTAGGTAGTTTAGTGCAAAGTTGCCTGTACTGATCCAGTCAGTTGGGTCGTTAAAGCCTGCACTCATTCCCGTAATAGATTTTGTTAACGAGTTACGGAACTTCGTTGGATCGAATGATTTCGCCATTAGTTTCTCCTATAAAGTTTTGTAAAAAAGTAGGGGAAGTTGATCCCCTACTTTGCAGGTTAATTAACCTTGACGTGCTCTGATCATTGCTAGAATGTCGTTTGCATCGCCGCCGGATGGTGCTGCTGCTGGTGCTTCTGCTACTGGAGCAGTTGCTACTGGTGCTGCCTCTAGTGCTGGCGTCGGATGCGCCTGCGCTGGTGCCGGAGTTGGTGCGCTCTGGCTTGTCGCTGTTGCTTGCGGGCTTGGTGCTTGTGTTGGATCACCTGTACGAGCTTGCATGCCGCTTGGACGGAAGTATTGTGACCAACGATCTGCATCGTATGCTTCACCGTCTACTGACGCTTCAAACATCTCTTGCAATACTTTAATTTCAATTTCGCCAGGTTTCTTAGGAAGAAAATCACCTAGATTGTGAAGACCATGTGTATTCACTGCTGCCATCTCTTCATCATTCAATGGACGATCACGGCGTGCCCAGTTTGATGTGCTATAGTCTGCATAGCCACCTTTTGAACTCTTATTAAGACGGAAGTCTACACCGCCAACATAATCTGTCGGTAGTTCTTCCATATCTGGATCCATCAAGCTCTGCTTAATAATATTAAAGATTTGTGGGCCAATAATAAATCGACGAATTGGATTCTCAGGTGTGTTGTCATCTGTTAATGGATTCTCAGGTACAAAGCCTTGCATAATATATGAACGCTTTTTCCAGTACTTACGACCCATGTCTTCAAGACTTGCGTCTTTAAACCAACCACGTACTTCTGCTAAGATGCCACAGCTCTCGCCGTACATTTCCATACATGGTACTTGTACTTGTACAGGACGTGATGCAGTTTCGCCTTTAACACCCATGAACGGAAGTTTGATCATCAAACGTTCTGCCCAGAAAAAGTCATTGTTATTATCGCCGTCTGGCAAGAAACGCATTGTTGCGGTATCGCCTTCTTTGATATTCCAAAATGGGTAAATTGCATTGTCGCCGCCGCCTTGATTGCGGTTGCCGGATGCGCCGGCTTCTTGTTCTTTGAGCTTTGCTCGGATTTCTGCTAGTGATGCCATGGGTATTTTTTCCTTTAATTGCCTATGTTATGCTTTGTAGCTACATTGCTACGTTTCTTAGTGCCTATTGTTTATAGCACAGTTATTAGTATACACTGTACTACTTCGCTTGTCAAGTCTTTTTTGAAAGAAAAAACATAAAAACTTATAGTAGGACTATTACAGTCCTGCTAATCTGCGTATGTTGCTTAGATCTTCATCTTGTGCAACTGTCGGTTCCATTACAATGCTAGTGTCTTGTTCAGCATCATCTGTTAATACTGATACCATGTCTTTGCCGTTGTTAAGGCCACCTTTTTTGATTTTTACATTGTCTGCACCAAACTTTAGTATTGCAAGTTTCGGATCCATTGAAGTTTGCTTCCAACGCTTACCATCTTCTTCTACTGAGTATTCTGATACTACTTTGTGTAAGCGTCCGATAAATTGTTGTGCTGGCTTTACATATTGGTCGCCATATTCTTTTTCTACCATAGTAAGTACTGCTGTTTCGCCTTTTGGAAACGCACCTTCTTCTCTATCAAAGTAACTAAGAATGAACTCGCCTAATGGTGTCTTTTGTTCGTCTTGTTCCATACTATCATCAGGACCACATTCGTCTACAGCTAAATCACCAAAGTCTAACTTAGATAACATTGCTTCATCTTTTGCTTTAACATATTTGTGTATTAACGGACGTACACACATATCTGAATCTTTTTCGCCTACTTTGCGCAACATATCAGTTAGCATAGGATCATCAATTAATCCTTGTAGACTTTCAATAGCGTTCATTCCGTCAACACCAGCTGGAAAATGATCTCCAATTAGCTTTTGTAATTTAGTAACTGATTGTTCTGCTTCTTCTTCATCTGTGCTAAACAAACTATTACTTTCAACAACGCTGCTAAAACGTCCCATAGTTTTTTCAAGTGCAATAGTTATAGATTCTTCTACTTCATCTTCTTGACTTGCTTTTGTTGCAAAGTCAGCTGCTGCCTCTTCCTCGTCATCCGTTAAATCATCTGCATCTAAAGACTCTGCTTCAGATACTAATTTATATACATAAGGAAATACATCTTGTAATTCTTCTTTGAATGACTTAATAGTTAATGCTTCAACCCACTGATCTTTTACATCATCAGGTACTTCAGATAGTTCGCTTACTTCAAATCCTTCTACAACATCTTTGTAGTAAGACTCACGCTGTAGCATAGTAACTTCTTTTTTAATGTGTGCAATGCGATCATTAACACGCTCAGATACAGGACCCATTGCTTCTGCCATTACGCCCGAACGTCCCATATAAGTTTTAAACTTACGCAACTTTCCTAGCTCTTGACTCATTTCAATAATATGTGACCCAAAT